CGACCCTTAGACTGTGACATGCGACGCATTGTTTCACCTCTTTGTGTGTGGTTAGGGGCTGTCAGTTAGCACGTATTTAACAAGATAGTATATACGTGCTAACTCTGACGCGCCCCCTCTTCGGGGGCTTGTCCGGCCTCGGAAGGGCTGGAGGGTACCTCCACCCCTCCCGCGGCCATTTTAAGCGCTCCTGAGGCAATTGCGGCCCAAACAGACCCCATATCGGGGTACAGGGACCGCACCTCTGCCGGAAGCGCACTATACGCCTCGTCAACCTCTTGACGAGCCTGAACTGACGAAGTCAAATCTTCGTCAAAATTCCATTCACCATACTGCACAGGACGAGGCAAAATGCCATGGCGAGCCATGACCTTATTGATATCCGCCTCGTCCTTAAACTCCTGACGTGTCATATCTTCGTCCGGATCACAAAACAATCCACTATCCTTAGTAACATCATCCAAATTATCAATCTTAGAACGAAACATATTATCTCCTAGAACGTGGAAGACCGAGATTAAACATATCCTTCACAATCCGGGCCGAATTACCAAACATACCAGTCACATTCCCAAGGACTGCACCTGCGTCCTTAGCACCACGCGACAGCTGCCCAAAACGCTCATCATAATCGCCCTGGGCCTTCGCTGTCTTATTCAAATACATCTGATACAAATTACTTAACGCTTCACCCTGAACCCTGTACGGCTGAAGCTCCTGCTGAAACCGCGCCTGCTGCTCAACACTCTTTTCATTCGCCGCAGCCAAACGCGCCTGCATATTATTCGCACTTTGCTGCGAAAACGACTCCGCAACCTTCTGCTGCGTCAACCTATTCTGCATCTCCATAGACCTAATCTGCTCGCGCTGCATCTGCGACGCACGAGCCGATGCAATACCAGGTCCAACAACATCTTCAACACGCGCTGACGCGCCAACAGGACTACTTGCCGTAGTCCCATACGCCAACGCGGGATTTAAACCCGCTTTCTCAAAATCTGCCTTCGCACGCTGTGCTGCCGTAGAAGACATCCGTTCCTGAAACGCCATCTGCTCACGGGCTAACCGGACATTCGTCCGGTTAGCCTGGTGCTGGCCGAATATAGAACCAGCACCTTGAATCAAGTCACCGAGCAGATTGAGCATTAAAAGCGCCCAAGCGTCACCGGAGTACCAAACATCGGAATCGGCCGCACAGCTTCACGCTGAATAAGCAGATCACCCAGATACTCCTGAGTCTGCGTCGCGGCAGTACCGCCTGCCGCAAGAACACGAGACATAGGAGGAGTATCTTCAATAAACGTCTGGCCAAGCACCGGAGCGTTCGTGAAATTCTGGGCCAAATGCCATCCAGCAAGCGTACCCGCCACATTCGTGCGGAACCGCCCAGTCACTTCAGAATACCGAGTACGATACTCGTGCCAACGCTCCTGATACCCGAACACGGCGTTATCATTTGCAACCACACCAGTCGAATAAATCTCCTTACGAAGAATCTCCTGCTCACCAAGACCCGCCAGCGACGGCCAATAAAAGTCATACCGCGTCTGGCGACTAAACGTGCGCGGAATACCCTGATTGTACGACAACTCAGACCGCACACTCATAATTCCAATGACATAGCCATGCTCAGTCGACGCATACGAAGCACGATGCTGACCAACGGCAGTACCTGCCGCACCAAGACTACCGACGACTCCGTCGGCAGATGGCGCAGTCTGCGCCACCGGAGTCACATTCAGATTCGAACTGCCTCCTCCAATATACTCTGGACGCTGAAGACGAGCGTCCGGAGAGATCACACCGAAATGCGATCGCACAATTTCGGTATAACGCGTGCCGCCACGCGCGTCACGCTCCAACAGCTGCTGCGTCAAAAACGCCTGACGCAGCTGATTAATACCAACGCCAGTCACCTGGCTCATATCGGCGAAAATCTTTGGACGATAATTCGTCCCATACGCCTCAACATCAATACCAAGCGTATCCGGATTATTGGGCAACGCATAAGTGTTATAAGTCTTCGGCATACCCGAAGACTCAGCCCAACCGGAAGCACCGCCCGGAGGCGAATACACCGTAGTAGCCCACGCTTGGTTAATACCAATACCAGTCACCGGAGCATTCCCCAAAATCGGAATAGTCGGAGCCTGGAACTTCTGCGGCCACGGCAACGCAGAAGTAAAATAATCCTGTGACTTGGCACGCCGGAACGGCATGCCAGCCACACCATAATCCGATGCGTTAGACACCGCATCACCAACGAGTTGGTTCGCAGAATTGATGAGATTCTCATCACGGAACCACTCGTTATAAATCAAATTATACGCACGAAACGGCAGCGCACTTACGCTGACCGCCTGCGAAATGTTTGCCACTGGCAAACCAAAATAGTCGGGCAGACTCCCGACAACGTTACCACCTCCCGCATAGCCTACAACGGCCTGCGGAATAGTCAAATCAATCGACTGATTGGGCGTCGCCTGCTCGCCCATAAAACGCTTCCAATTCTGCCAAACCAGTCGGTTCGGCACAAAAAAGAAATGCGTGTCAATACGCTGATTATCCATCAGCGGAAATAGCGGCGTCGCCATACGAACATACGCCGTCACATTATACTTCACATGATCGCCGGGAAGTATCTCGTCCACAAGGAACGGAATAAGCAACCCCGCATTAAACGTGGTCTTACGCGTAAACGCACCACTAAACTTAGATCGCGGCACATCTGGCCGCTGAATCATCGCAGAATCCTGCTGACTCGCCAGCTTCCGAGCTGGCAGATTATACCCGTTTGCCATTAGCCAATCGCCTCATCAAGCTTGGCAGCTTCCGCGGCTTCCTTGGCCTGCTTCCACTGCGTTCCAGTAAAAATCACCTGCGGGGTTCCCATAAACGACCCATCGTCGTCCAAAAGCCCGAGCGACATCAAATCAAAATCGTCTGGATGCTGCGCCGGATACGACTTCGCATCAGACATCACATCATGAAAAAAACGAATAGCAGCGGCGTCGGCCTTAAAAAGCCACACCTGCTGCCCAATGCTCTCGGCCACTTTGTCCCGAATCGCATACACATTCATCATCCGTACATCCTCCGTTGGGATTGAAGTTTCAACCTACTCCGTGCATTTGCTTCAGCTGCATCACGCTCATCTTGCGACAACGCTCTACGATGCTTCCAACGCTCAAACTGCACTTCTTCAACCAACTGCGGATCGGCGTTCTTCTTAAACGCCTCATTCAAATAGCGCGGGACTGGATACTTCGTGCCATCCATCACCGCAAAACGCGCCCAACTTCGCCAATGCTCTCTAGCCTCGCCGCCTATTCCAGGACGTCGGGACATCAACAAGAAGGGCGCTTCTCTACCATACACCTCGCCAGTCTCGGTGTCAAGAGTCTCTCGAAAGTCGTCTTTCCAGCCTTCTTTCTTCGCACAATACCCTGCCACATACCGAATAGCAGGGGGGGTAAGGGTGTGTATTCCTACGTGGCCCATTCCCCACGCGTGTTCTATAACCTTTTCGTCTCGTGCAAGTCCAAAAAGAATAGCGTGGTAATGAGGCCGACCACCCCTTTCGCCATACTCTCCGCAACCAAAAAATCGGATTTTTTCAGGCGACAAACGCGCTCGTAAACGCTTAATGTAGCCGGAGAGATGATCTCGCCTAACGGACCGATTCGCGGGCAAATTCTCGTCGGAGTACGTAAGCGTTGTCCAACACGCTTTCTGATGATTCTGTAACTCCAGACCACAACGGATAGCCCACGACCTAGCCCGGTCCATACGGCACCCAAGACAGCCACCACACGGCAACTGCACCGCTTCGCGGTCATCTGACTCGGGGGGTTTTAGCGAGACTTTGCCATCTAACCGCCACATCCGAAACGGATGATGGCAAGCCACGATTACAGCCTCCAGCCGCCACGCAGCGGAGACCGGAGATTGAGGGCCATCGTCTTCCCAGAACGCCCCCGAAACTTACGGGCCGAACGACCCTTAGACTGTGACATGCGACGCATTGTTTCACCTCTTTGTGTGTGGTTAGGGGCTGTCAGTTAGCACGTATTTAACAAGATAGTATATACGTGCTAACTCTGACGCGCCCCCTCTTCGGGGG